CTACTGGTAGTGGAAAAAATTGGTCTTAGTGTTGTAGTTTGTTCTGCGGCTGATGAATAAATGTTTTCAGTAAATGTCCACTCTTTGCTGATACTGCCCACATTGTCCAGCTGGAACAACCATCGGTCTTCATTGTTCACACCATCAATGTTGATGTTTACTGTGCGATTGGCAATGCGTTCGGCCAAGTTAAAGTCTTGATTCTGCAATGTGCCTTGTTTGAAAAAGAAGAAGAATCCGTTGTTGGCTGACTGATATCCCAGTTGATCATTTCGATACAACAAATTAAATGTGCTGTTGGGTTTTGGACTGGGTTCGTAAATGTAGTCTCTTCCGGCTGTGGATGAGGTTGTGGCTTCAAACGGCATGTTTACACCGTCTACTGTGGCAGTATACGGCACCACTGGCAGGAACCCGGGTACCAAATTGATACCATATTCATTGGTGTCAACACCTAGAATAGTCTGGCGATTTGCAGGTCGGCCAATCTTTTGACTGCTGACCAAGGATGAGTTTACAATGGCATTCCACTGTTCCAACCAGTCAAAGTTTGTGGGATCTGCCCAGTTGACTGTGATGTTGGCCAGATTAACTCCGTTGTAATCCACAACATTTTCTGTTGTGGTCACTGAGAATGCTTTGAGCAAGCCCTGTGCGGCTGTGTTGCGTTTGGCAGTGTAACTGACCAAATTGGCCAATCGAGTGACTGAATCTCTACGTTCTGCTGTGTCTAAATAATTTTCACGAGTGTTTAGGTCAGTGCGGAAGGCCAAGGCCTGCCCCATAAACGCAATAACGTCTAGTAAAGCAATGTATTCAGATGACTCAATGTAGTCATTGAACGTTTCTGGATAGTACAAACGCAGATAATCAGTAAAACTCTTGCGTAGAGTTTCAAAATCATAACTTTGAAAGTCTGCTTCGCGATAGGTTTGATAGATCTGTTTCCAATCTTCTACACCAAATATCGCTGTTTGTCTAGTGGTTTTTGCCATTATGTCCGGGCCTTGTATTCTTTATCTGTTATTTATGTAGATAAAAAACGGCGTAGTTATACATAGCTGGCCGAGCGGCTGACTTGATTGAAGAATACGTTTAGTATTTCGGCATTTACTCCGCCCACAGTCTGTATTTCCAATTCAATCAGCATGCCATTTTCCTGGGGGTACACGTTGATGTTGCTGATGAATATTCTGGGATCGCCGCCAGCCACTCGTTGCACTTCATTGACAATGCCTTGTTGCACTGCATCAACTTGATTTTCAAACAAGTAGTTCCACAGTATTGTGCCATACGCAGGGCGCCCGGGCAGTTGACCTTGCCGAATGTTGAACGCATTCAAGAGATCGCGCTTGACCAATTCAAAGTCCACTAGTGTGAATTTTTTGTATTGATTCTGTGTGTTAAAGCCAACAAAGGTAGTCATGACAATATTTATTTAAAATTAACCAGCACTATTGTTGTTATTACTGGTTGCTCTAACTGAAATTTTGAAAGCTAACTCTTTAAGTAATTGTCTAATTTCTTCACTAAGAGCAGTCATTGATTTTGCGTCTTCTAGTGTAAAATTGTATGTGTTGATAATATTGTTTCGAGTGTAAGTGCCTAGGTTAAGATTTTCTATAGCATCCAGTTCTTTAAGAGCAGCACTATTGAGATCGGTTAGCCTTGCTCTAACTGTAGCTCGTAGTGTAATAGCTTCACTGTTTAGAAGATTCCATTGCTCTTGAGTAATAGTTTGATACTCTTGGTTAATTGAATTAATTTTTGTTTTCAATGCAGAGAATGATGCACTTAGAGACTTTATAAAGTCTGCAAATGCAAAGACAGCAACAGAATTGGTTGAGTTATTGCCGCTAATTTGAGGCACTCGTTCATCACCTGTAACTCGGTTGGCTGCGGCATCAACTGTTGCACTGTTAACAGTATTGTCAGCAGCTACTGGTTTGGTTTCTTGCAACACAGGCTCATCCACTTTGGCCTGTGTTAAATTCACAGCAAATGCACCATTTACAGCCGTGGTATCAAATTTGGCTTTGATGTCTGCGGGTAACCCTGGCGCATTCTTGGCCCAGTTAGCAGTGTCTGTCACACTCTTGGCAGCATTGGTGGCCAGGCCACTGAGTGCCTGTGGAGTCAATTTGTCTGTGGGTATGCCAATTGATTTTAAATCATTAAGTCCAGTTTTCATCAATCCCTGTTGCACTTTGTCTTGCAATCCACTATTGCCTAACAAGCCGCCAAGTCCTTTTACACCATCTTTGCCAGTCCACACTGTGGGACTTTTTAACACACTAACAAGATCGTTGTCGCCTGCTGATAGGAAGGCTGCGGCAGTGCCTGGCTTCACAAGGCCAGCACGCTCAAGTTGACTGGCATCAAGCCCAAATTTTCCTGCACCTAATGCATTGCTGATTGTGCTGGCACCTTGTCCTACCAACTTGCTGGCCTGTGCTAGAGCACCAGTTACATCAGGCAAACTCATGTTGCCAATACCACTTAATGCTGGACCTTGTTTGGCAAAGTCCGCTATGTTGATACCATTAGTGGGAGTTCCTTTGATCAACCCAGATAGTGTGCCAACTGCTGTGCTGGCCAAGCTACCTACCTGTGCGGCCGCACCAGTCAGCGCACCTGTGATTGCTGATGCTGACGGTAACGAAAATCCAGCACCAGCGCCTGACAGTGTTGAACTGATGGCAGCAGTAGCGGCGCTGGCTCCAGTGGTTAGTGAATTAAATGCAGCCGCACCACCTTTTAATGCGCTGGCTACTTGTGCGCCTGCACCTTGTCCTAGTGTTCCTATGCTGGCTGTGAGACTGCTTAGATTTGTACCAGCAGGCAATTTGCCGGTCAATGATGCCAGGCCTTGTGTTACTTGACTTTCAGCAGCTGCCAAGCCGGCAGCAGCTTGAGTAGCTGGACTTAGCACATCTCCAACTCTAAATCCTGTAAGGCCGCCGCTGGCTGTTTGTTGATCAAACACTGCTTTGGCCTGTTCAAATGTAGTGCCAGTTGGGGCTTTGATTTCAAACTTTTGCCCATTAAAATCAAAATTAAATGTGCTCATGCTTTTCTTGCTACCTCAAATCCAGCAGGTACTGGCACAGCACCTGGGTTTGGTGGTGGCTGCCCTGCTTCTAATGGAATTTCAATATCCACACCTTTGTTGTGGTAAGGATATGGTTCGTGTGTGGGTGCTCGAGTCACAATGCTTTCTAAGCCATCTGTTTTGACTGTCCAACCAGTAGCACTACTGAATGTGGTGTCATCTAAAATGGTTGTGGTCAAGTTGTTGGGTGCAGACAATATATCTGCTGCTGGACCATTGAGATCAATTCCTCCTGCTGTGAATTTTAATTCGCTACCGCCATTCCAACTTCCTGAGGCGCTTTGCAAAGCCAACCTGCCATCAGCGTTTATTGTAATGCGACTTTTACTATACAGTCGTAAATTTTGTTGTGCAATAACTGTAAGGTCTGCGTCAGCTTGCAAAGTAATGTCTTCTACTGCTTTGGCTTTGATACTGCCTCCAGCATACATGTTGATGTCTCTATCAGCATGCAAATTAATGTCTCCACGTGTGCGCAAGTTGATTGAGTTTGTGGCATACACATCCAGTGTGCCTTGAGCACCAAGTTCAAACCAAGCTAGGCCATTGGCATGTGTAATGTAAAAAAAGTCTCCACTGTCACTCATTGTGATTTGATGGCCAGCAGTGGTTCTAAAACGCAACAATCGATTGGAGCCGTTGGTATCACCATCATCCATTACCATGCTGTGGCCGCCCACACGTCCTATCACTTTGAGGTCTTGAGGTTTTAATGTTCCAGCAGCAATTTTTTCTTGTATTTCACCAAACTTCATACCGCCTTGATACACAGCAGATCCTGGTGTGCTGATGCCGTACACAGCAGAAGGTGACTCACGTTGACTTGAACTACCGATAGGGCCACGCTCAGGATCTTTAATCAGTCCCTGACGGAACATGGTTTCTGCAACCACGCCGTGTACAGGTTTGGGTTTGTCAAAAAACCGGCCAGACTCTTCCAACGCAAGATTATTAGTGTTGATTTCTACCACAGGCAATCGAACAGCGCCATTGAAATAAGCAGCTTGACTTTCATTCTCAGTAACAAATGCTGTGCTGGCACCCACAGCAGGAACCATGTGTCCTATGCTTTGGTCAGGAGCCACCCCAATATAAAAGCCTTGGCTGCGGTCGCCATTTACAAACACACATAAAACTGTGATGCCCAC